AGCATTTCTAGGAGATAAAGCATATGACTTTATTTTATCGCTTAATAGCAAATACAATTGGATACGCCATCGTTTTGGTTTTGGGTACTTTAGTCTTAGCAAATACCTTAAGCATAGAGTAAAAAAAGCTGTAGACTTTATATTTCAATTCGAAAGAAATCTAGCAGAGTATTGCAAGAAACGTGGATTCGATGGCGTTATATGTGGACACATACATCATGCAGAAATTAAAACAATAGATGGTATAATCTATATGAATGATGGTGATTGGGTCGAATCGTTGACTGCATTAGTTGAACATGTGAATGGTGAATGGGAAATCGTAACGTGGAGTAAACAAGAGATTGGTGAAGATGCGTAAAAAAATTCTAATTGTTACAGACAATCTAAAGGATCAAATAAATGGGGTTGTCTCGACTTTTAACAATATTGAAGTATGTGCTGATTCTGATGGGTACGATTTTGTTTATATTGATCCCGGGCAGTTCTCTTATATTGATTGTCCTGGTTATGCTGAAGTTAAAATCTCTTGGCCTCGAGGAATCGGAAAAAGAATTGAAGAGATTAATCCAGATCACATTCACATTGCTACGGAAGGGCCCGTAGGTTTAGCAGCAAGAATCTGGTGCGATAAAAATGGGTATTTTTATAACACAAGTTATCATACGAAGTTCCCAGAGTTTCTTTATACGCTATATAAGATACCCACAAAATTAACCTATCGTTATGTTAGATGGTTCCATAAACATTCGGGTAGAGTGTTAACTACCACGAATTCTATGGTTGAAGAATTAAAGACAAGAGGCTTTAGATCCGATATAATCTCTTGGACTCGAGGAGTAAACAGAGAACAGTTGAATCCAAGCATAAAGCATTTGAAGCAAATTGTTCCAAAAGTTCTTTATGTTGGTAGAGTTTCAAAAGAGAAAAATTTAGACGATCTTTGCCAATATCAAAATGATTTTAATATTGTCATTGTTGGTGATGGTCCATATAGAAAAGAACTAGAGAAAAGATATTCTAGAGTAGAGTTTGTCGGATATAAGATCGGAGTTGAATTAGCTAATCATTATGCGTCTGCAGATGTATTTTGTTTTCCAAGTAGAAACGATACATTTGGAATTGTAATGATTGAAGCAATGAGTCTTGGAACTCCAGTTGCAGCATATGACGTTACTGGACCAAAAGATGTTATTGTAAATGGATTGAATGGATATGTTGGAAATAGTTTATATGAATGCATTGAAGGATGTTTATATTTGGATAGACACAAAGTCAAAGAGTCTTCGAAAAAATGGACTTGGAAGAGTTGTTGGGATATTTTTAAAGATAACTTAATTAGAGCGAGATAAAATGTCAAAGACAAAAAATGTAATGCTAGGAAGAGATGAATTCAAACCATTCAATTATCCTTGGGCATATGACGCATGGCTAAAGCATGAGCAGTCGCATTGGTTGCATACCGAGGTTCCAATGGCAGAAGACGTAAAAGATTGGAAAAAGAAACTAACAGAACAAGAAAAGTCATTTCTTACACATATATTTCGATTTTTCACGCAAGGCGACATTGACGTTGCTGGTGGTTATGTTGGAAATTATTTACCACATTTTCCTCAACCAGAAGTAAGAATGATGTTGCTCGGCTTCGCAGCAAGAGAAGCATTACACGTTGCAGCATATTCGCATTTGATTGAAACACTAGGATTACCAGAAACAACTTATAGTGAGTTTCTAGAATATCAACAAATGCGCGAGAAGCATGAATATCTTTTAGACATTTCATCAAAGAATGGAAACAAAGGATCTATTGCAAAGCACATTGCTGTATTTTCTGCATTTACAGAAGGCATGCAATTGTTCTCTTCGTTTATTATGTTGTTGAACTTTCCAAGACATGGAAAGATGAAGGGGATGGGACAAATCATCACCTGGTCAATTGTTGATGAAACGCAACATGCTGAGTCCATGATTAAATTGTTTAGAACTTATATTGAAGAAAACAGAGAAATTTGGAACGATGAATTAAAATCAGAGATATATACTATCGCAGAGAAAATGGTTCAGCTAGAAGATAAATTTATTGATTTAGCATTTAGTATGGGTCCAATGGAAAATTTATCTTCGGAAGACGTTAAAGAATACATTAGATACATTGCTGATCGTAGACTTATTTCGCTCGGTATGAAAGGAATCTTTAAACGTAAAAAGAATCCTTTGCCGTGGGTTGAAGAAATGATTAATGCGCCGACACACACTAACTTTTTTGAAAACCGTGCTACCGACTATGCAAAGGGTGCATTGAGCGGTAAATGGGATGACGTATGGGGTAAAGCAGCATGATCACACTTGAAACACTTGTAACATTAGCAAAAGAAGTCGAAATGGAAGATCCAATCGATTGGGGAATGCTAACCATTAATGAAGAAGATGCATATCGTTTGATCGGTGCATCTATTCTAGAAAAGTTCAATGAACCATGGCAAATTGAAAATCAAGTAGCAATGCTTGCAACAATTACAAAGCTAATTGTAGAAAATTTCGTTCTAAATTTAAAAATTAGACAAAGAGAATAATATGGCATTTCTCGTAGCAAATCTTCCTCCAGTACATTGTTATGTTAGGAAAGAATTTCTTTATGACTTTGAAAAGGGATTTTTTGAATACGAACCTTGCATTTGGGTTTCTCTTAAATCAATTCGTGGACAAGCATTTCGTATAGAAGCATATCTTCCAAGATATGGTGCGCTATATGATAAGCTACCTCTTCATGCATATGTCTCGCGAAATAAGAATTTAGATGCTAAGAAGTTTCTTTCTTTAGACTATCTTCAGATTTGGGATTGCTTTAGTCACGATATTACTGTGATTAAGAAATCATTTCTTTCGAATTTAACAGCAAAATTTTACGCAAAGAATAAAGAATGGTATAGTGGTGGATATCTATTCACTGTAGACAATGGTTCTCCAGACTCAAATATTTTGGATACTACATACGCAGAATGGCCAGAAGATCACAAGTCTTTTAATTTTATCGAACTAGATAATGGGCAATATGCAGCGCAACCAAATAATCGTACAATATTTTTGGATGCAGCATCAAATCCTAAAGAGTTGATTTTTCCAGACTTTAAAGTTTGCACTAAGAAATATATTGTCGAGCAGAATTCAAAATGGGCTTTAGGTGACACCAATACAGTTACTTACGAATAGAGAGGGACACATATGTCAAATTTTATAGTTTTTTGCGAATCATGTGATGCGGAATATAAGTTAGTTCCGATGGGTGATGAGTTTAGAGATCCACCAACAGTATGTTCATTCTGTGGATCAGATTTAGATGATAACAATGCTGTCGATAGTCAAGAAGAATTAGACTTTGATGAAGAAGATGAAGAGAACTGGGAAAAACTAGTTGAAGAATCTTTCAAAGATAATTCTGAATGGGAAGATAATTGATTGTTGGTGGAATCGATTATTCGATGACTTCTCCAGCGTTATGTGTTTACAATACAGACTCTGGAGAATTTAAATTTGATAATTGTACATTCTATTTTCTTACACAAAGTAAGAAGTATGAAATAGACACCGAAAACATTCATGGAATGCTTTTTGAATATGATGATGAAATGCAAAGATATGACATTATCTCTAGTTATTTTCTCGATAGAATAATGGAGAATGAAGTTGACAAAGTGTACATGGAAGACTATTCTATGGGATCAAAGGGTCGAGTGTTTCACATTGCAGAGAACACAGGAGTTTTGAAATATCGTATGTGGAGTTTTGGAATTCCTTTTCAAACAATTCCGCCCACCGTGATTAAGAAATTTGCAAGTGGAAAAGGTAGCGCTAACAAAGAGCGTATGCAAGAAGTATTTGAAGAGCAAAATGAGGTGAAGCTAAAACAATTGTTTAATATGACAGATAAACAATGGAATCCGTCTTCAGATTTAATAGATGCGTACTACATATGTAAGTATGGGCTGAATGATAACACACTACAATAAGGTACATTATGGAAGATGATAAGCCAATTTCGATTTTTAATTTTAATGATAATAAAAAATCAAGACCGTCAAAAGCAATAGCACAATTACACACATTCTATCTTACTGGTCCAATCACTAGCCCAGAAGATTATATCGAATGGTTTGAAACTATTCGAAATGCATCTCAGATGGATGTTATAAAAATTCACATCAATTCTCAAGGCGGTGATCTATTCACCGCAATTCAATTTTTGAGAGTTCTTGGAGAATCACAAGCACATATCATTTGTTCCGTAGAAGGCGCTTGCATGTCTGCAGCAACTATGATATTCTTACCAGCAGATACACATGAAATCTCAGAACATTCCATGTTTATGTTCCATAATTACTCTGGCGTCACTATGGGTAAAGGTGGAGAAATGTATGACAATATTACATACGAGCGCAAGTGGTCCGAAAAGATTCTACGCGGATCATATGAAGGGTTCTTGACCGAAGAAGAAATCAAATCTATATTAAACAATAAAGATATTTGGATGACGGGTGAAGAAGTTATTAAACGATTGAAGAGTAAAAAAGTAGAGAAATCTGCTCAAAAAACTAAGGTGAAAAAAGATGACATTAAACCAGAACCAGTTGCAGTCGAACAGCCAGCAAACGATAAGCCAGCAGTCAAGCGACCAGTTAGACAACCAAGAAAACCAAAAGAGTGAAAGTGTTTTTCTAGTATCATCTGCAATTCATGCGAAGCATGGAATTTATGATACAGAAACACGATTCAAACAAACAATTGAAACTTGCAAATCTATTCGCGAAAGGTGTGATGCTAAAATCATCATTCTTGATGGTGGTCATGAAGATTTAACTTCTGAAGAGAAAGCTGAATTAGTTGATTATATTGACGAATTCTTTTCTTTTAGTGAAGAAGATGTTGTTAAACAAATTCAAAGCATTCCTAATCATGATATTGTAAAGAACATGATTGAACTAGTCATGTACGGTTCATTCTATGATAAAGTTTGTGAAGAAGGTTGGCGAGACAAATATAAACGAATCTTCAAAATGTCTGGTCGATACACTTTGAATGATACATTTAATTATCAAAAGCATATGGATGCTAAAGATAAGATTATCATTCGTGGTCCATTCACTAGTCAATTCAATGCAGACACAACTGGTGGAGTGACATTTCAATATATGTCGCGACTTTGGAGTTTTGATGCATTTCTATTGCCATACATTCGTGACATTTATGTTGACATGTTTGAACAAATGAATAATAGACTTGCACAGAGAGGATACATTGATATTGAACACTTGTTATTTCATAATTTGGATCTTGCTCTAATTGAAAATATTGGTGCACTTGGACTTGATGGTAACATTGCTCCCAATGGCGCGAGGATCTCAGATTGAACTATAAGATTTTTCAAATCTGTTTCGAGAAGGATCAAATCGAAAGAGTTGATCCTCTACTTACACCATTTGATAACATAGAGAATCTTCATCCAGAATTACGAGAGTATCAATCATTCAAAAGAATTTACGAAGAAGGTCATACAAAAGACATTGATGCATTTGGTGTGTTTGGTCCTAGATGGCAAGAGAAGCTAAGATTTAGTGCTGAAACAATTACTAATGCGATTGATAATAATCCAGGATATCATGTTTACGTTTTCAATCATGCTAGAGTTGTTGATGCATTGACACACAATGTATGGGAACACGGTGAAGTCTTTCACAAAGGAATTCAAAGAGTTACTGAATCAGCATTGAAAGCTGCTGGCTATGACACAAAAGTTTTAAATGAAATGATGGGAAGCAATGTCTGTTATTCAAGTTATTTTGTTGCTAAAAAAATATTCTGGCGTGATTACTTAGATTTCTTAAAAGACATTCATTCTCGACTTGAAGAATTGACTGGTGAAGATGCTATAATTTATCGTTCATCAGCAAACTATAGTAGAGACAAAGAATTGACAATGTTTCCATTCATTGTTGAAAGATTGTTTTCTACCTTTCTTCATCTAAATAAAGAGTATAAAGTTTATAGCAATCCTTATGATTATTCTGTGTATCAAGTTCCTGAGTTTGAAAATATACTAGAAACACTAAATCATTTGAAAAGACAGTCTATAGAAACTAAAGATATAGACGCATACAAACGCTGGCATAGTTTAAGAGAACGAATTTTAACTGATCATCCTAGAATATTTCATTTGGACTAATTATTATGGAAGTTAAAGTATCTGGAATCGTCTACACCATTAGTGAGCGATCTCCTGAAGAAATGAATGGCAATATCGGTTTAGCAAATTTCAACACACAAGAAATTTGGATCAATTCATCAGCAAGTCCACAAACAAAAATGATTGCTCGTTGGCATGAGATTGTACATATCTTAGAACGAGCATATGGTGTAAAAATGAATGAAGAACAAGTCACAATTTTTACACATGCATTAGTCTCTTTTTTGAATGACAATCGAGATATAGTAAATAAAATAAATAATGTATAATACTCTGCTTAGTCCTACAATAAACTGGATCAAAGATGATTACAAATCAAATCGTACTAGGTTTGTTATGGAGTTACTTGCTTGGGCTATTAGTGTTGGGTGTGCTGCTACGATGGCTGGAACAGTACCAAATCCTCCACTTATGGCTCTTTATCCCGCTTGGATTACTGGTTGTGCTATCTATGCCTGGTGTTCTTGGTCTCGCCGTTCATTTGGTATGCTCGCTAACTACCTTCTGCTTGTCACCATTGATGCCACAGGCTTGGTAAGAATGATTTTCTGATTTGACATTTTTCCTTGGAGAATATATCATGATCGTTGAACTCATAAAAGATCCAGAAACGGGTGAGTTGATTCTTCCGCTTTCTGATGAGATTTTTGAAAATTTGGGATGGGAAATTGGCGACACAATTCAATGGATCGACAACAAAGATGGGAGTTGGACTATGAAGAAAATTGAAGAGACTCAATTGATTCTTGTTGAAACAGTTTCTATGTTTCGACAAAGATATATGGTAGAAGTTCCTGTCGGCACAGATGAACAAGGAAACGACAAATCTCTATGGGCACTTGATACAGTAACTTGCAATGAAGCAAAAGAATTCAGTCAAGAGCATTTGGGTGAGACGATTGTCAGTCATCGAGTTGTTTCTAAAAAAGAAGCAATGTCACTATGTGATATAGATAATGCTTATGCAAGTAATTGGAATGATGATATGAAAGTGAAAGCATTCTATACTCCTTGGGAAGATAAAGAATGAAAGTTTATATTAATAAGTATCGCGATCATTGGCTATCTCCATACACGGTCTTGGAGAAAGTTTTCTTTTGGAAAAAAGAAATCGATTACGATGATCCAACGATTGTCAAATGGGCAAATAGACTTGAACCAGCAAGCAAAGCACTTCTAAAGTTTTTAGATTTTGTGCATCCAAAAATTAATTATATAAAGATTGACAAGTGGGACACTTGGTCAATGGATGCAACACTTGCACAGATTATTCTTCCAATGCTCAAGCAATTAAAAGATACTAAGCATGGAGCCCCATTCGTTGATGATGAAGATGTTCCAGAAGAATTCCGAAGCACATCAGTGCCCAAAAAAGAAGATGACTATGGTATTGATGACAATCATTTCAAGCGTTGGGATTGGGTTCTTGATGAAATGATTCAAGCATTTGAATGCAAGTTGAACCAAAATTGGGAGGATCAATACTCTACTGGCGAATCCAATTATATTTTCGTCAAAGATGAATCCGATTCAAATATTTCAAAAATGGTAGAAGGTCCTAATCATACTATGAAAACAGATTGGGACGCACTTAAAGCACACTCTGAACGAAACAAAAATGGGTATCGACTCTTTGGGAAATACTACGAAGGTCTATGGGATTAATAAGACTTTCTAGAATCTATAAATAATTGATAGGAAGCGTCAATTAATTTATTATTGAATTCATTTTCTGCGTTGATAAGATTCTCTAAAAACACTTTATTTGCATCACCTGGAACAAACTTTTGAACGAAATCTCGTTTTGAAACTTGAATCCAACCTACAAATGTTTTTAGTTCTGAGATTTTTGACATGATTCTTCCTTTTTAAAGAATGTCTATTATTTATTAGGGAGAAAAAATCATGGAATTTCTAACAGAAGATGTTGTAAGACAGTTACTACCAAAAGTAAAAAATCTACAAGAGTGGTATGAAGAATTGCTTGGGGTTCTTCCTCAATACGAAATTGATACGCCAAATAGGGTTGCAGCATTTATTGCACAATGTGGACATGAATCAGCAGGATTCACGACACTACAAGAAAATCTAAATTATTCTGCAGATGGACTAAAAAAGATTTTCGGTAAATACTTTCCAACAGCAGAAATTGCAAAGCAATACGCAAGAAAGCCGGAGATGATTGCAAATAGGGCTTATGCAAATCGTATAGGAAATGGCGATGAAGACTCTGGAGACGGATACAAATATCGAGGCAGAGGCATCATACAAATTACTGGTAGAAGCAATTACTCGAAATGCTCAATTGCATTATTTGAAGATGAATCGAATTTGCTAGATGATCCAGACTTATTACTAGAGCCACACTATGCAATGCATTCTGCTTGTTGGTTCTGGAATGCTAGTCATCTAAATGCATTAGCTGACTCTGGCGACATGAAGACAATGACAAAGAGAATTAATGGCGGATATCTAGGCTTAGAAGATAGAATTGCACATTACAACCACGCACTAGAGGTTTTAGCATGACAAAAGGTGATAATATGAAAATTGATAGTTGGAGCGCAGCAATTGGATTGATTTTAGGATTTGCTTCACTAAGCGTAATTGTTTCAATGTTGACTATTTTTTCGATAAATGTCATATTTGGAACTTCTATTCCAATCGAATTAGAATCTATTGTAGCAATGTCTTGGTTGAGTTTTGTAGTTGGCGCAATCATGAAAGACGTTCGAGGAAAATAGGCGACATGTTTTATGTCTACGGTGCTTACAATAGCAAAGCGACAGATAATGTTGAATTAGTTTTATCCGTATGTAGAAAGCCTTATAAGATTTTTATTTTAGGTGAAGACTACACAGTGCATCAATTGCTAAGATTAGTTCCTGATACAAAACACTTGCCACATGTATATGATGGATTAAAATACATTGGTGGAGTTAGTGATCTATTTCAATATTTGGAAATCGATGTTTCTAAAAAACAACAGAGCGAAGAAAAAAAAGTTGACAGTGAAGGAGATGCGTGATACTATAATGGTATGTGATGAAAAAATTATGGAGAACTTAATGAAAAATGATGGTTTATATTATAAACTTGCGAATGACACAGAGAAACAAGAGTTTCGTGAATGGATCAAGTCCCATTTAAAAATGGGTAAAGTTGTTGTAGAATTTCTAAAGAAAGACGGATCAGTTCGCAAGATGACTTGCACTCTCAAAGAGAATCTGATTCCAGCAAATCTATTTTCAAACAAAGTTGAGGATACTCCAAAGCGAGCTGTGCCTCAAGAATCAATTGCTGTTGTAGACTTAGAAAAGAATGAATGGCGAGCATTTCGCTATGATACTATTCGTTCGGTTTCATTTAACCTAGGTGGCTAAAATACATTATGAAATTTACTAAAGTTAATCCTGGTGCTGATGCAACTCAAATCGGTAAAGAGCCGACTTGGAATGCAGGTCAAACCTATGAGCGCATTGATCTAATGCGAGCATTGACTTGGTACAATTATTTTTGTGATAATAAACAAGCGAAGAATTTTCTGGTTGATTACATGACAAGTGTAAATCGACCAAAAGATGAAATTGCATTGGTGATTGCTGAAGGTAAAGTTCCCAATCAAGTTGGTTGGATTGCTCGGATGCTATGCATGGGATATGTTCCGCCTCCAGAAGTAAAAGAGCGATTCGTTAAAGAATTCAAAGAAATTCTTGCCTCAGCAAAGAAGCAAGTTAAAGATACTGTAGTTGCTGTGCAGTCAGTTGTGCCAGTGCATACAGTATCGATTCAAGATCGTATTAAAGAAAAAGCGGAAGATGAAGTCGGCGAAGTCGAAGGACTTGTTGATGACTACATCACTAGTGGATGCAAAACATCAATTGATGTTGGTGCATACTTCAAAGGTAAGAATCTATCTACGGTTGTTCTAAATCGTATGTGCGAATTCTTCATTCGAAAAGCTAAAGAATTCGAAGAGGTGATGAACTCAACCGACGCTGATATCAAAGAAGGCTATTCAAACTTTACAAAGGTTCAACTGCGTAAGGTGAAAGAATTCTACGATTCATTGGTTGCAGAGACAAATCGTAGCGCAGTCGCAAACAAGCCAATTCGCAAGAAGCGTACTGTAAAAGAAAAGCCTGCGTCTGCAGTTGTTGCAAAACTAAACTACTTACAAGAATTTGTAGAGTTGGGATTGAAGTCTATTGCACCAGAAAAGATTGTTGGTGCTAGTCAAGTTTGGGCTTACAACACTAAGACTCGATTACTCGGTGTGTACAATGCAGAGAATGCGAAAGGCTTGACTGTCAAAGGAAGCACTCTACAGAATTTCAATGCAGAAACGTCTATTGGTAAACGACTGCGAAAGCCTGAGGTGACGATCAAAGAACTTCTTGAAGCTGGCAAAATCAAACTCAAGAAAATTTTGAGTGAACTCTCCACGAAGGAATCTCTGTTGACAGGTCGCTTAAACTCTGATACCATCATTGTTAGGGTAGCGTAAGAAATGGAAGAATATATCATGGACAACAAAGAGTTGATTGAAAAGTGGATTGTGTGGTTGAATGCTGAAATCAAATTCGGCATTGCAACCGATCTTGAAAAAAAGCATAAGCGAGAACTGAAAGAATTCCTAGAAGGACTGTTATGATTTTGATGGATATGAATCAGGTTATGATTTCTAACCTGATGATGCAGATAAATTCAAATGCATCAAATGCGGTTGACGAGAATTTGATAAGGCACATGGTGCTAAATAGCATTCGAATGTATAATGTTAAATTCAAAGAGAAGTATGGAGATCTAACGATTTGTTGTGATGACAAAGGTTATTGGCGTCGAGACTTTTTTCCATACTATAAAGCAAGTCGCAAGAAAGACCGAGAAGCATCACCGTTTGATTGGAATCTAATATTCGAAACCCTTAATCGAGTCAGAGATGAAATCAAGGAATACTTTCCATATAAAGTTGTCCAGGTTGATAAAACCGAAGCAGATGATGTTATCGCAACACTCTGCCATAAGTATGGCACATTCATCAAAAACGACGCGACAGAGAATATACTCATTCTATCTTCAGACAAAGACTTTTTGCAATTGCAAAAGTTTGTCAATGTCGAACAGTTTAGTCCAATGGCGAAGAAGTTTCTTCGAACTAATAGCCCGTCGGAGTTTCTAAAAGAGCACATCATCAAAGGTGATCGTTCTGACGGTATTCCTAATTTTCTCTCTTCTGACGATACATTCGTTAGTGAAGCCCGACAAAAGCCAGTAACAGAGAAAAAACTAAATACATGGTTGACTCAAGAACCAGAAGCATTTTGTAATGAAATCACATTGCGGAATTATCGAAGGAATGAACTCCTAATCGATTTATCAAAGATTCCCGATGAATATCAAAGCAAAATCATAGATACATACGAGACAGCTCCTAAACGAGGAAAAGAGAAGATTTTTAATTATTTTATTCAACATCGCATGAAAATGCTCATGGATCACATACAGGAATTTTGATGGACATTAGTAAGATGACATTGCCAGAGTTGTTAATCCACGTATCTGGATTGCCAACAGAAAAGAGAACAAATGCTCTCAGGCAAATTGCGAACTTAACACCAGACTTAAAAACTCTTTTGAAATACACATATCATAAAGATGTGAAGTTTGATTTGCCTGAAGGAGATCCTCCATACAAACCTATGGAAACTCCAGAAAACATGGGACACAATCGATTGCCTAGGGAAATGCGAAAGTTTCAGTATTTCTTCAAAGAAAGCAATCTAAACACAATCAAACGAGAAAAACTTTTCATTGAATTGTTGGAAACAGTTTCTCCTGAAGAAGCAAAGCTAGTCCTTATGGTCAAGAATAAAAAACTAACTTACAAAGGCTTCACTCGAAAATTAGTCGAGGAAGCATTACCAGAACTTTTTGTTGGAGAATCAAAGTAACGCCATGTCAAAGACAAATAAAAAGTATAGCGGATTTAGAGACTTTTATGAAAATGAAGATGGGCGTTCTCACGGAAAGCCTAGAATGAACGAATCAAAAAAACAAAAAACGAAGTTCAAACATCAGACAAAGTTTATTGATCCCAATAATATTCGCGAAGATGAATGGGATGAATATGAGAGTTTTGAAGAGTAACTATTTTTAGGAGTAATCATGTTACATTTTCATAATGAAGGTGGAAAGTTTTTGGGTTGGTATACATGGCAACGAGCATACGATTTAAGTAAGAATATTAATAATGCAATTTATTCATTTGCTTTTCTAGAAGAAAAGCCTAGCAATGACATACTTCCGTTTGAAATAGAAGATACGTTTTATTTTGGAATGACTTGTGGGATGTGTTATGATAAAAAAAGTAAAACTTCATCAGGTAAAAAGCGCGGAGGAGAAATAGTTACAGGTTTACAAAAGAGAATATTAGAACATAATAGTTATCTTCGCGAACTAAAAACAACATTCTCTAAATCGAGAAATGTTTTAAATAAACGATCTAAATTGTATTTTGAATATTATAGACCAGATGAACAGCCACAAAAAGAAAGATATGTGGGCATAGGTATTCCAAGTGTAGATATGGGTGAAACGCCAATGCGCTCATTTGTAAGTACAGTAGAGTCTGAGTTTATTTTTTTATATACTAAAAAATTTAATAAAACACCTCTATTAAATTTCGATGAGGAATCTAAGCCAAGACGCAAAGTGGGATCGCACTCTATGAGAATAATGAGTTCACCTAGCATATTGCCATTCATCGACAAACCGTAGTTTTTTCGCAACAGCAAGTGTCGTTTTTTCGCAACATCCGGGAAGTCCTTGACTTTCCTGGAGATCAGCGTATACTTGTATGTATGGAAAGAAAGAAACGATCAGACAGAAACCACGTGGTCTACCGCGTGACTTGTGTAGACACAGGTGACACCTACATCGGTATCACCGTAGCAACCGGACGAGCATTCCTCCGCGCCGTCAAAGTACGGTGGCAGAAGCATGTGAGCCGCGCGAAGTGTGAGAACAAAGACTGGGCCATGTGTGTAGCAATCCGCGAACTAGCACAATGCGACTGGAAGTATGAGGTTGTCGAAATTGTGCGTGGACGCAAGCCAGCACACCAGCGCGAGCGTCAGTTGATTGCTGAACTAGAGCCCAGCCTAAACACTTTCTGAATTGTTGCGAAAATACGACACCGAGAAAAGCCTTGACAGCAAACCCAAACCAGCGTAGAATAGATCTTGTGGTAGGGAATAAACAGGAACAAATGATGACAATCGAATTCAAAATCGACGGCCTTGAAGAGTATCTTGATCACATCCGTATGAACTACATTCAGTGGGTGAAACCAGAAGATGACGATTCTTGGAAACAGCAACGTTGTATTGAGTTTTGCATGGGCCTCTCGATTGAGTACGGCACCAAGTTTGCCAAGATCATTACGACTAGCGGCGGATCGCGTAGCGTCCATTCGTTTGTGTGTTTGCGTGACATGGGCAAGTTTACTAAGGGTGACATTCTCAAGGCTGCTGGCTGGAATGCTCCTGCGAAGAATTTTGCTCGCGGAAACACGATGGCTCGTGACTTCGGTCAAGTTGCTTGGACTGGTGCTTAAATAGGAATTGAAGAAATGAGTAGGATGAAAGAATTGTGGTCCGACATTGTGGAAATGCTTGAAGCAGAGTATACTGTCGAAGAGGTAGCAGCGAAGTTCTGTGTGCCTCTTGATTGGGTTGAATCGATAAAGACTGATTTGGAAGAAGAAATCTTTTCTGAGAAAGAAACTTTTCTCTCCGATGCTGAAGCAGATGCTAATGCATTAGCTTCTATGGGTTGGGGAACCGACGAGGATTATGGATATTATGGTGATGAATTTTAAAATTCCAGCTTCTGGTAAACCTAGAAACTTAGTTTCTAAGGATCTGCGAAGCCCTAAGTATCGTATGCGGGTTGTTGGCGATAAGCGTAAAAAGAACCCTAAACACAAACACGGTGATTTTTATGCATTCATTTAAATCTGGCATGGGACCAAGAGAATCAATTGCATCAGAGTTGTTGGATACTATCCGCTTTGGTTCTCTTGACAAAATCAATGGTGCAGGAGTATACTACAAACGAAAGTTCGAAGGAAGTGATGCTTATGTAGTTCCGTTTGGTCAGAACAAATATTTTTACGGCGCAGTAGTAATTTATTCTTCAGGAAAGATCAATATTAGATACAAGCTAAACGAAGAAGTGCATAGTGTAAATGTGCGAAATTTGAGTGAAGCAAAAGAATACATTGTAAAGCGTTTTATACAATCTGGATTATAATATGAATGAAAGTGATAAAGAGGTGTTGCTCATTGCATTGGAAGAATGTGCTGAAGTGACACAAGCGATCAGTAAAGTGTTTCGATTTGGTTTTGAGTCAAAACACCCTAAAGAGATTCAAACAAACAAAGAGCGATTGGAAGAAGAAATCGGTGATTTATGTTGTATGATTGAATTGATGGCAGAGCGTGGATTGATTGAAGCTGAAGCAGTTGATCGTGCAATTGAAAACAAACTTCAAAAATTGAAATGCTGGTCTAAAATTTTTGGAAGTGAGCAAAATGTCGAAAAGTGATATGAAGACTTGGTTCAGAATAAATGGATTCAAGTTAACATATCGAGACAATTGGCGCACCGTAATAAAGTATGGTTCTGGTTGTTTTGGTAGAAATGGTCGCTACTTTAGACTTCGCAAAAATGGTCTGGGTCGTACATGGGTAGTTGATGTATCAGAACCAGTTGCTGATTTTGATCGATGGGCTAACTCAACGGAAATTCGTGAAATTCCTTTAGAGAAGTTTATGTCGGAGTATAGTAAATGAATTCCGAGATGAAAGCAAAGTACGATAAAATGTTGATGGCTCTACTTGGAAAAGAATCGTTGGTTGAAAAGTGGTGGGTTTCTAAAAACAAAGCGTTTGATATGAAGACTCCATTAGAAATGTATGCAGAAGATTCAAATCGGGTAGATCAGTATATTAAAGATCAATTTTTGAGATAAAAAGACTATATAAACAAAGCCTCGGTGGCGGAATGGTAGACGCGCTGGTCTTAGAAGCCAGTGTCGAAAGGCGTAGGAGTTCGAGTCTCCTCTGGGGCACACAAACATGGGTAGCGAGCATCATTGGTGAATGCAGCAGACTGTA